GCGGCTGACCTTTTTAGAGAAAAAGGTGTAAGAAATATGCTTGGCTTCAAAGCTGGAGCAACAGTTTCCATAGAAGAAACAGTAGCCGCTTTTGAAAAAGTATTTGGTAGGGGTGGTAGATTTGGTAATTCAACAGACGAACTAGCAAAAACATTTGAGGGTACTCTCTCAATGATTGGCGATAAAATATTTAACTTTAAAAAAGTTTTACTTGAAGCTGGTTTCTTTGAAGAACTGAAAAGACAGTTTGGAGATTTAGATAAATTTTTAGCTGACAATGCAGAAAAATTAGACGAGATAGCAAAAGCAGTAGGACAAAATTTAGCAAGTGCTTTAGTTGGTGCAGTAAATATAGGTAAAGAATTAATTCCTGTCATAAGAGAAATAGGTTCAGTTCTTGGAACAATTATAAAAGGTTTTATGGAACTACCAGCTTTTGTAAAATCTGTTGGTTTAGTTGGTGCTATGCTTTTTGGAAAAAAAGGTGCGGCGGCTCTAGCTGGAATATCATTTATAATTGGTAAAATTAAAGAATTATCAGACTTGCCTAAAATCATACCAATAGAAAATATGGATTTAAAAACAGTTGAGGATTTTAATAAAGAAATCACAAAATTAAAAGATCAACTTATTGAGCCTGTAAAACTTTTTGAGGGTGAAGATGGTGAAGATGTTTTTAGCACTTTAACAGATGCACAAGTAGCATTTAATAAATTACTTACAGATCAAATAGCACTTTTAAATGAGGGAAAAGAAGCAATTAAAGGACAATTACCACATCATTTAGAATTGCATAAAGGACTTGTAAGTATAAATGAGGAAAGAGAAAAATCTGTCGATCATACTAAAAAACTTTCAAATGTTTTTAAAAATATTCACGAAGCACATATACAACATAAAAAACAGATAGAAGTAGAAAATTCTTTAAGAATGGAAATACTTGAAAAAGTACAACAACAAAATGAACAATTTAGTTTATCACAAGAAATTTTTGATGGTATTAATAGAGGTGTTTCTTCTTTTTCAAAAGGTATTGCAGAAGCTTTAGTATTAGGAAAAAAAATAAATATGACTTTCAAACAATTTGCTCAACAATTATTAGTTGATATTATTGCAAAAACTATTGAAAGATTAGCTTTACTTGCAATAGAAGAATTACTTTTAAAAAAGTTATTTAATAAAGATAATAGCAGACTAGCAACTGAAAAAAAAATTACAGCAGAAAAAGCAAAACAAGTTGCACTTCAAGCCGCATTATTAGCTTTAGGTGGCGGTGGCGGTGGTGGCTTCAAATTATTTAATAAAGGTGGTTCTGTCAGAAAAGACCAACCTGTAATAGTTGGAGATAGTGCTTCAGGTAGAGGTGGTGAATTGTTTGTTCCTAATTCATCTGGTCAAATTATTCCAAATTCAAGACTTGGTTCTATGAGTGGTGGAGTAAATGTTAATTTTAATATAAGTACAGTTGATGCTTCTGGTTTTGAAGAATTACTTGTAAGATCAAGAGGAACAATAACTCAACTAATAAACAACGCAGTAAATGAAAAAGGGAGAAGTAGTATAATCTAATGGCTGGTGCATTTCCAATATCTTCTGCTGGTTTTTCGACTCTTGGTATTCGGAGCATACAGAATACAATTATTTCAAAATCACAATCAGGTAAAAAACTTGCAAGACAAATAGATGGTCAAAGATTTGCTTTTACTGCACAAATTATTACAGGAAAAAGGTCTGACATTTATGGCGAACTTATGGCATTTATTATTAAACAAAGATCACAAAAAGAAAACTTTACAATTATACCGCCAGAAATAGAAGATGCTAGAGGAGTTGAAACAGGAACACTTGCTGTTAATGGTAGTCACACAGTTGGAGATACTACTATTGCTATTGATGGATTTGCGGCAGATACAGCAAACAGATTGAGGGCTGGTGATTTTATAAAATTTAATGGACACACAAAAGTTTATATGGTTGTTGCAGATGTAACAAGTTCTTCAGGTGCGGCTACTGTCACAATAGAGCCACCATTAACTACTGCATTATCAGATGACGAAACTGTACTTTATGACAATATTCCTTTTACAGTTCATCTTACAAATGATGTTCAAGAGTTTGGTGCTGTAAGTGCTGACAAAGATGGGAATGTTCTTTATCAATTTGAATTAGATGTAGAAGAAGCTTTGTAATGAAGTATAAAGTCACTTATTGGCTTAATGCTGATTTTACTGCTGAAGAAATTATTGACGAAGAAAATATTAATTTTAAAACAAATGATCTTGGACAATATAATCAGCCTACCAAAAATGCTAAATATAAGGTATTAGATAGTATTAAAATAAACAGAACAAGTTACGAGAAATATGACGAGAAGCCTAACATCATCAATAAAGACAGAACTAGCGACAAATGATATTAGACCTGTCCATCTTATTACCATTGGTTTTAGTACTCCTGTTAATATTACAGATTGTTTATTTTCACTAACATCTTCAGTTTCAGGAAGTTCAGTTACATATAATGCAAGTGATTTTATTATGGGTGTTTCTGATTTTACAGAAGAAACAGATGTAAATTTATCACCAATATCAATATTACTTTCAGGAGCAGATCAAACATTTATTTCAACAGTTCTAAATGAAAATATTATTACAGATACAGTTACAATATTTAGAGGGTTTTTAGATGACAATAGTGCTTTGATAGCTGACCCTTTTTTACTTTATAAAGGAACTATTGATAATTTTAGCATATCAGAAACAGATAATTCAAGCACAGTTGACTTAAATATTGTTTCTCATTGGGCTGACTTTGAAAAAAAATCAGGTCGTAAAACCAACAATACATCTCAACAAAGATTTTTCAGTACAGATAAAGGTATGGATTTTTCAAGTCAAACTGTACAAGATATTAAATGGGGTAGAGCATAATGGGACTCTTAAAAAAAATATTTAAACCAGTAAAGAAAATATTTAAACCTGTAATAAAAATATTCACTAAATTTATATCATGGCTAATACCAACACCTGATATTCCTGATTTTGGTGTAGGTGAGTTTGATGATTTTGAAAGAGGTATATTACTTAATAAACAAAGTAATGATGCGGCTGTGCCTGTTGTTTATGGTGAAAGACTTATTGGTGGTGTTCGAGTTTTTTTAGAAACTTCAGGAACAGATAACGAGTTTTTATATATGGCTCTTGTTATGTGCGAGGGTGAAATAAATTCTATACAAGAAATAAGAGTTGATGACAAAGTAGTTACATTTGATGGTTCACTTACAGATAACACACAAAGAACAGTAGCAAGTTCAGATAGTAATTTTTATAAAGATAATGTTAGTTATATTACAATCGAGCCACATTTCGGAAGTGATGGTCAAAGTGCATCTAGTTTATTATCTCAGTTATCAAGCTGGACAAGTAACCATAAATTATCAGGTATTGCTTATCTTGCTTTAAAGTTTAAATGGAATCAAGATATTTTTGGTTCTATTCCAAAAGTACAAGCTAAGATACAAGGAAAAAAAATAGTTACATTAGATTCAAGTTTAAACGAGTCTAGTGCAACATATTCTACAAACCCAGCATTTTGTATTTTAGATTATTTAAGAAATGAGAGATATGGAAAAGGAATACCAACTGCTGACATAGATTTACAAAGTTTTAGAGATGCTTCACAAGTTTGTATCACTCAGGTAACTCCCTTTTCTGGTGGGTCACAAATAAATCTTTTTGATACAAATGCAGTTTTAGATACATCAAAAAAAGTTATATCTAATTTAAGAGAGTTAATTACAGGGTGCAGAGGATTTTTACCTTATGCTGGTGGTAAATATAAATTAGTTATTGAAACAACAGGTACAGCTTCAATTACACTTACAGAAGATGATATTATTGGTGGTTATGGTTTATCTTCACCAAGTAAAAATGATAGATATAATAGGGTTATAGTTTCTTTTATAAACCCAGATAGAAACTTCCAAGCAGATGAAGTTCAGTTTCCACCTATTGATGATTCAGGATTAGATGTTGCAGATAGACACGCAACTCTAAAAGCGGCTGATGGTGGGTTCTTGTTAGAGGGTAGATTTTCAATGAAGTCACTTACATCTCCCTATCAAGCTGAGGAGATGGCTGAAATTATATTAAGGCGGAGCAGACAATCTTTACAGCTTTCAATCAATGTAGGTTTTGATGCTTATGATTTAGTTATTGGTGATCTGGTAAATATTACACATTCATCATTAGGTTTTTCTGCAAAACCATTTAGAGTTATGTCTTTAACTTTTAATGAAGATTTTACGATAGAATTGATCTTAGTAGAATATCAAGGAAGTCATTATACATTTGCACCCAAAACACAACAAACATCAACACCATCAACAAATCTTCCAAATCCATTTGTGATACAACCACCAGCAAGTGTAACTTTAGATGATGAATTAATTGAATACAATGACGGAACTGTCATAGTAGCATTAAATGTAAGCATTGGTGCCTCACCTGATAGCTTTGTAGATTTTTATCAGGTAGAATATAAATTAAGCACAGATTCCAATTTTATAATAGGTTCAAGAGGTTCATCACTAAATCATAGAATATTAAATGTAATTGACCAAAAAGTGTATGATGTAAGAGTAAAAGCGGTAAATACACAAGGAGTTAGTTCATCTTTTGTAACAGCACAAAGAACTATTGTAGGAGCCATACTTCCACCCTCAGATGTCGAGAACTTTACTTGTAATGTTTCAGGACAAGATGCACATTTATCTTATGATGCTGTACCTGATTTAGATTTAGCATTTTATCAAATAAGATTTTCTTCAAAAACTGACGGAACTGCTGAATGGTTAAACTCTGTAAATCTTGTAACGAAAGTATCAAGACCAGCAACTTCAATTACAGTACCGGCAAGAGTAGGAACATATCTTATCAAAGCTGTAGATAAATTAGGTAACTTTAGTTCAAATGCAACAGCAGTAATATCAACTGTCGCTGGATTACAAAATTTTAATGCTATTTCTACTATTAACGAACACCCTACATTTTCTGGAACTAAAAATGATGTTGTTATATCAGATGACGCAATAATATTAGATTCAAGCGAACTTTTTGATAGTGCTTCTGGAAATTTTGATGATGAAACTACAAGATTTTTTGATTCTGGTGTATCTAATGCAGACTTTAAATCTACAGGAAACTATGAGTTTGCTAATGTAGTTGATATTGGTGCGAAACATACAGTAAGAGTTACAGCTTCATTAACTCAAACTGCAAGAAATCCTGATGATTTATTTGATAATCGTTCAGGGAATTTTGACAGCGGAAAATCAAATTTTGATGGTGATGCACCAGCAAACTCAGATGCTCATTTAGAAATCGCAACATCAGACGATAATGTTACTTTTACATCTTTTCAAACATTTGTTATAGGAAACTATACAGCAAGATTTTTAAAATTTAGGCTTGTGCTAACATCAAGTGATTTAGCTTCAACTGCTGTTGTTTCTGAAGCTACAGTAACAGTTGATATGCCTGACAGAATACAAAGTAGTAATGATATTGTTTCAGGAACTTCAACGAAAACTGTAACATTTTCTGCACCATTTAAAAGCACAAGTTATGCAGTTGGTATAACAATGGAAGATGCAAATACAGGAGATTTCTTTACAGTTTCAAATAAAACTGTTAATAGTTTTGACGTTTTGTTTAAAAATTCAAGTGGCACAAATATTTCAAGAACTTTTGATTTTATTGCAAAAGGATTTTAAAAGGAGTATAAATTAATATGGCACAGGCAACAGATTTTACAATAGCGAACCAATCATTCCCAAATTTTAGAACTGATTTAAACACAGTTTTAGGAGCAATCAATTCTTCTAATTCTGGTACATCAAGACCATCATCAGCGACCACAGGCACTTTTTGGCTTGATACAACAAACTCAGGGTCTAATTTATTAGTTCTTAAATTCTTTGATGGTTCAGATGATATTACATTTGCTACATTTAACACATCATCAAATACAGTTGATGTTTCTGATTCATCATCTGATGTTGTTGGAGACACTACTCCACAATTAGGCGGTAATTTAGATGTAAATGGAAATGATATAGTTTCAACATCAAACGCAGATATTGATATTATTCCTAATGGAACAGGAGATGTTAATTTAGGTGCAGACACAGTTCAAATAGGTGATAATAACGCAAACGCAACTTTAACAACACAAGGTACAGGAGATTTAATTTTAAATACAAATAATGGAACAAATGCTGGTAATATTACATTAGAAGATGGTGCTAATGGTCATATACAATTTACAACTAATGGAACAGGAGCAATAAAATTTAATGATTTAGCTTATGTACCACAACAAGCATTAACTTCTTCATCAAATGCTGTTGCATGGGATTCTCAGGCAAAACCAAACGCATATCACCTAACAACAGAAAATACTACTTTTGCCGCTCCAACTAATTCTGTTGAGGGTTCATTTATTTGTTTAGAAATAAATTATGATGGTTCACACACAATCGCTTTTAATACTGCTTTTGAATTTGCGGCATCAACAGCACCAACATTTACTTCAACAGATGGTAAAACAGATATTTTAGTTTTTAAATATAATGGTTCTGTCTGGCAAGAAGTAGGTAGAACATTAAATTTAAGTGAAAGTTAAAATATGTACGCTTTAGTTAAAAACGATAATATTGAAAAAATAATTATTAATCCAAAAGCTTTGATTATTGATGATGTTCAATACCCAGCAAAAATTTTTCAATTATGGTCATCTTCTGAATTAAATGCCATAGGTATTTATGAAGTTATAACTGATACATCTAATTTTAAAGATGAATATTATTACATAAATACTAATGAACAATTTAATTATTCGGACAATAAAGTTACAAGATCATGGGGAAATGCGTCACCAAAAAGATTAGAAGATGAAGATGCTGTAGATGAAAATGGCGATCCTGTATTAGATGATGATGGCAACCAAATAATTAATTATGGTTTAAAAACTGAAAAGAAAAGAATTGTAAAACAACAAGCATCAGTATTACTTGCACCTACAGATTGGTATGTAGTTAAAGCAACAGAAGTTGCAGAATATAATGTTCCTGAAAACATCACATCATTTAGAACAGAAGTAAGAGCAAAATCAAATGAGATGGAAAATCAAATAGATGCTTGTACTACTGTTGACGAACTAAAACAATTATACGAATACACAACACAAGAAGATGGAACTCAAACAAGACCTTTAGCAGAATTTCCAGAGGAGATTTAATGTTACCAACTATTTCAACAGGAAACGTAGCCTCTGCACTAGCTGGAGAATATGAAGTTGCTAACTCATGTAGGTTTAATGATGGTAGTAGCGATAGTTTATATAAAACTTTTTCAGGTAATGGTAATAGAAAAACTTTTACTTTTTCAGCTTGGGTTAAAAGAGGAATTGTTAGTAGTGGTGATCATTGTTTGATTGCAACATCTGTAAGTGCCTCTGATGATAATACAATGGAATTTTTTTTTCAAGGTGGAGATAAATTAGCTGTTGGCAGATATTACAACTATAATTTAATAACTAATGCTCTTTTCAGAGACCCATCAGCTTGGTATCATATTATTTTAGCTTGTGATACTACTCAATCAACTGCATCGAATAGAATGAGATTGTATGTAAATGGTTCTGAAATAACAAGTTTTGCAACAGCTAGTTATCCAAGTCAAAATGATGATTTGCCTTTATTAGCTGGAAGTCAAAGAATAAATATAGCTGCACAGTATTATACTCATTTAAGTCAAAATACTAGATTTTTAGATGGTTACATGACAGAAGTGGTTATGATTGATGGACAACAACTAACACCAACATCATTTGGAGAATTTGACGAAGATAGTCCAACAATATGGAAACCAATAGATGTATCTGGTTTAACCTTTGGCACAAATGGATTTCACCTTGATTTTGAAAACTCAAGTAGTCTAGGTGCAGATGTATCAGGAAACTCTAATAACTTTACTGTAAATAATTTAACAAGTGTTGATCAATCCACTGATACCTGTAGCAATAATTTTGCAACTTTAAATGCTCTTGTTCCAACAAGTTCAGCAACATTTTCAGAGGGAAACTTAAAAATAGTGGGTAGTTCAAGTTCTGCTTACTCCAATAGAAGCCAATCAACATTTGCTGTAGAGAGTGGTAAATGGTATTTTGAAGTTGAAGTTGATTCATTTAGTGGGAGTAATCCAACGATTGGTATTGGTTATAGTTCAAGAGCAGCATCTCTTAATCCAACACTTTCAAATGCTGGAGATATTTGTATAAGATTAGATAATGAAAAATATGATGAAGGCAGTTCTTCAGCAAGTTATTTTTCAAGTAGTATTTCTAATGGTAATATAATTGGTGTTGCTTTAGATATGGATAATGGAAAAATTTGGTTTTCTTTACAAGGCACTTTTGTTGGCACAGTTGGTTCAAGTGGGGAAGCCGCAACATTTACAGTTGGAAATGGTATTAATATAACACCTACTTTAAGACCAATGGACGGAACATTGATATGTAATTTTGGCTCACCACCATATACAATCTCATCAGGCAACGCAGATGCTAATGGTCATGGTAATTTTGAATATTCAGTTCCATCAGGATATTTTGCATTATGTACTAAAAACCTAGCGGAGTTTGGATAATGGCTTATACAACTATTGACAACCCAGAACTTTACTTCCAGACAAAGCTATATACTGGTAATGGTGGCACACAATCTATCACTTTAGATGGTTCTGAAAATATGCAACCTGATTGGGTTTGGATTAAAAAAAGAAATGGTAGTGCTGATCATTCAATTATGGATTCTGTTAGAGGTGTAAGAAAATCTTTAAGATCAAATAGCGTAGCCGCAGAGTACACAGAATCATCAGGTTTTTCTTCTTTTGATAGTAATGGATTTAGTTTTGACGGAACTGCATATAATCATGTAAATAGAAATGGTGACACATTTGTAAGTTGGAATTGGTTAGCTGGTGGAACTGCACCAGCGATTACATACACAGTAAAAGTAGTTTCAGATTCAGGAAACAAATATAGATTTAATGACTATGGCACAAGTGCTGTTACTTTAGATTTACAAGAGGGTGGTACTTATACATTTGATTTATCAGATAGTTCAAATGATGGACACCCAATGAAATTTTCAGAAACTTCAAATGGAAGTCATGGTGGGGGTTCAACTTATTCGACAGGCATAGTTTATCAATTAGATGGTGCTAGTGTAACTGAATCAAATTATGTTTCAAATTTTAACTCTGCATCATCAAGAAAAATAATTATTACAGTAGCGGCATCAGCACCAACTTTATATTATTTTTGTCATTATCATTCTGGTATGGGTGGACAAGTTAATACAAACTCTACATTCGGATCATCAAATTTTTCAGGCAGTATTCAATCAACTGTATCTGCTGGAACAACACAGGGATTTAGTATTGTATCTTATACAGGAACAGGAAGTTTGGCAACTATTGGACATTCGTTAGGATCTGCACCTGCTTGGTTAATATTTAAAAAAAGAAGTGAAGCTAGAGATTGGATGGTTTACCATCATAAAAATACATCTGCGCCTGAAACAGATTTTTTACTTTTAAATTCAGCTGATGCTACGGTAGATAATGATAATTTTATGAATGACACAGCTCCAACATCAAGTGTATTTACAGTAAAAGGTTTTAATGAAGTAAATAAAAGTAGTCAAACTTATATATGTTATGCGTTTACAGAAAAAAAAGGCTACTCAAAATTTGGATCCTACATTGGTGGGGGTTCTTCATTTCCATTTATCTACACTGGATTTAAACCAGCTATGGTAATTTTTAAAAATACAAGTACATCAAATAGACAATGGCAATTATTAGATAATAAAAGAAGTTCATCAGGTGGAAATAATGTTATTAATATTACAATATCTCCAAATAATAGTAATGATGAATCTTGGTGGGGAACAAATAACTACGCAGATTTTTTATCAAATGGTTTTAAATTACGATCTAGTTATGATGGAGTAAATGAATCAAGTGGAAACTATATCTACATGGCTTTCGCAGAATCTCCTTTTGTAAATTCTAATGGTGTACCAACTAACGCAAGGTAATAATGCAACTTTCAAAACATATTTAATTTTATGAATAATTATGATAAAATTTATCAACATCATAACACATTGGAGAAAT